CCATCATAAAGACTCGATCGTGGTAAACAACCCCTGCCATAGCATTAATTGCCCATACTTCATCAATTGGCTGAGAATGGGTCTTGGCTAGAATGAACTGACTATGGGATTTGCCCATTGCCACAATAGCAATGTTTTTACCTGATAAGTCTGGAATCATCTGACTGGATACCTCACTTGTCCACTTCTGTAGGCGTCTTGACGCTCTTTTGCATCGCCTAATTGTTTGAGTTCTGTCATGGCTCTGCCATAACGTTCTTTGTATAAATTGACTGCATCAGCATCCGACTTCATAAAGTTAGCCGCTTCTAATAAAGCACCATATAACAACACGGAATCAAAGTTATTCCCTAACCAAGAAGTCCCAGCGGTCACAATTGAAGGTGGGTAGTAGAAATAATGAAGCTCGGTAGCGTAGTTAGCGTCTGGAGTAGGTCCAAGAATAAAGGTGTTATCGTCAAATACAGCGTAGTACTGGGGTTGAGCGTAGAAGGCTGCGTCCGTGTCTGGGAAAGACTCTCGGATAAAGTTTACGTCTTTGTTCAATAAGTAGCTTGTTTCATTCGCCGCATTAATCACCGCAAGGCTAAAAGTAGCCAACCAATCTGACGGAGTCGCTATAAACCGATTACCACTTGTCATGTTACCTGTAACGTTTTGGCGAAATGCAGGTAGTTGGACGGTATTAAAGACACTTTGCTCTGCCAACTGCACAAAACGGGCAATCTGCTCGGCAGACGTAAATGACCCGACTGTCGCTGGGAAGTCGTTCTCAGCAAAGCCTTTAATAGCGGACGTTAACTGCGTGTAATTCATCCCATCTTCCCACTAGACATACGACCTTTAGTCGCTGCACCAGCACCACGCATCTCAATCTTGCCGTACTGATTTACGGGTTTACCATTACCTTTGCTAATACCATCAACAGAAATATTTAAATTAGACATTTCTTCTGCGCCTGTAGTGTCTTTAATCTTTAAAGGTTTGCCATCCATCGTATGAGGAGGAGCATAGACTTTAGCGTCTCCTACCTCTTTACCCATTACTTTTTTAGAGAACTTAGCCATTATCGACCTCTTCCTGTGGTTTTCCGCATTCCTTGATTAGCAACACGGGCTAGGTTACGACCCATCTTTTTCATGTCCATAGTCGTTACACCGCCAACTTTCATGCCGTGCATACGCTTCTCATGACCTTTGACGGCTTTCTTAGCAACCTTCTCCATCATTGGTTTGTCCTTCTTAATGTCTTCGTGTTTCATAATTACTCCTAAGTTGTTGTTACTGTTACGCTGCCTACCTGACCTTCTGGTGCCAAATTGTTAGGGGTTAAACCATCATTTTGTGACCCCCCAACAGGGTTCCAGCCCCACTGAAATATTCTACTACCACCTTCTGAATATCCAACACCATTTATGGTGTTATCGTTCGTTCCGTTAATCTGCAAACCGCTACTACCAGACACTAAAAAGCTCGTATCAGGGCGTGGTTCCCGCACCGCCTGTGGGTCGTCCACTGGGTACATTCCTAACGACAACTGTGGTTGATCAGGATCCCAACAGCTAGGACACACCTTAATGTTCTTTACTTGCTGCTTAACTATTAATTTTCTAAGTTCCTTTAACTTAAATCGTTGACCGCATCGGTCACATTCGGCAATTGCATACTTGCCACTACTAAATTTATTAGGCATAGAATGTAGTCCTAGGAACAAACCTAGAAGGAGCTTTTTCTCTATCCTCCGTAGAAGCCATGAGCCACTGCTCCTCGTATTCTTGTTTCAAAAAAGCAATTCTAGCTTGTCCGTCAGGTAGTTTCTGAGCCATATAAAAGGCAAGCCCTGCTACCATACAAGGCAGTAATCTAAATGGAATATCAGGTTCTACCGTACCGTTTGTACCAGCGTCTTGGACTCTGCGTAGTCTCCAATAGACAAAACTATATGGACCACCCCCTGCGTCAGGTGTGGGCCAGAGATTCACAGCTGGTAGATTCTGAGCCGTAATAGGGGCTGCCGCAGTATGAGCCGCAGCGGTCGTACCGTTTTGTCCACGATTCACATTAATTAAATCATTACCCGTTACGTTTGAGTAACTTATGACCTCAGAGTCAATTTTAATAAAACCTGTGGTCGATAAATAACTAGCGTTAGAAACTGGGATTGTCGTAGCTGTAGATGTAACCGTACTGGCTAGGGTTGCTGTCGACGTATTAGACTGTCCCGACTGGCGGTTAAACCAAATCTGAATAGGACGTCCAGTGGTTAACTTATTAGGGATTGTTGCCCAAGTAGACTCTGAAATACGACTAATATTGATGTCAACCTGATTAGACTGGCTACCGTTATTCTGACGAATCACCGCATCTAAGATGTCAATGGTGTCCACAGGCATTGGGTATAAACCTTGTCCTGTAGTTAAGAGGATCTGTCCTTGCTCGATTGTCCACAGGTTAATACCACGGTTAGCCCATTCAATTGTCAAAAGGTTCAAAGATCTGCGGGCAGTTCGCATATCGTAACCCGTACGCAATTCCGTACCACAACGCTCGAATGCCTCTTCTATGAGGTTATTGAGGTCTAGATTAAAAGCGACTGTACCCGATGTGCTCATATCTTCCTATATGGTTTTACTTTTGCTTTTACTGCTTTTGGCTGCGGCACGAACTGCTGCCCCCGTGCTTTTCCTGCTCGTTTTGCCCGTGTCGTTGCTGCGTACTCTTGTGGGCTTAACGCCTGTATTGCCTTCTTTGGGAGATACCTTTCGCCCGTCTCGGACGATTTCTTCCCTGACTTGGTCGTCCACTTTTGTTCGCCCCAAGCTTTTAAAGATTGCTGGGATTTTGCTAAACCACCCCCTGCCATTTTCTTCTTTTTGCTGGCGCAATGAGCTTTCTCCGAGAACCCCTTTGGGTTGTCGCAGTTGATCGACTTTTTGCGCTTGTCTGACCATTTCACTTGTAGCCCCCGCCTTTTTCTTTGTAGCGTTTAGCTAGGAGTTGCGCTTTTCTCGCTGACCATTGACCCGCTGCAGTGCCATGAGTAGCCGATGCTTTAATACTATTAAATAAAGCCTTACGCATACCAGGTTTCGTATAGTTACCAGCTTTATTAACCGTACTACCGCCCTCTTTGTATTTAGCAGTTTTTGCAGCATTTGCAAAGTCACCTTTTTTAGGCGCTCCTTTAGACCCAACACTACGCATCTTCTCACCAGACCCCGCAGCAATCCTACGCTTCTTGGCTGCAATATTGGCATACAATCCACCACCCCCAGCGTACATCTCCACCTTATCTGGATCGTCTTTACGTTTAATTATTTTTTTTCCGGGCATTTTAGAAGAACTTATAGCCCCCATCCCACGACTTGGTCTCATGCTTTCGTCCTTCCTCTAATTGCTATACCGTCTGCCCGTTTAGAAGCCATGCCACCAGCTTTCATTTTCTTAGTTGAAAACATTCTTTCAACCATTCCTAGCCGTTGGGGTTTTGTTGTTACTTTGCTAACAATCTTTTCTCGTTCTGACTTAGTTTTACCTTTGTCATAAAACCCAGCACTTTTTAACGCTTTAGAAACTTTGCCACCAGCTTTATACGGTTTTTTAATTACCTTCATTGGGCTTTCTGACCCAATACCGCTTAATGAAGCCGCAGAACGCTGTCCCGAAACGTACTCTCGCAGGGCTTTTTGATGCTTTTCCGCTTCAGCCTTACTAGCCGCATCAACAACTTTTTCTGCCTGCATGCTACGTAATACTCGTTGCGCTTCACGTTCAGTAACAGCGTTTTCTAACTTGGCATCAAACGGAGATGGACCTGTTTTTAAAGGCATCTGTTTCTTAGCCTTAAGGTTTTCGGCACTGCCAAACCCTAAGTCAAGCTGATCAAGAGAAGTAGTGGGACTAACTTTTGACATTAGTTTTACACCATTTTTCCTTTAGTTTTGCCTTTTACAGCAACACCATCAGCTCGTTTGGATGTCATTCCACCACCAGCCATCATTTTTGATTTCATTCCACCACCAGCCATCATTTTTGATTTCATACCGCCGCCAGCTTTCATCTTAGACATCATACCGCCGCCAGCCATCATTTTGGCTTTTACTTTGCCGCCATTTTTCATTTTGCCTTCGCCATCAGCAGCAAACGCTGGGACCATTTTTCCATTTTGTTTAACCATTGGCATCTTTGACATATCATTATTCCTTATACAAGTTGTTAAAAGTAACCTCCGGGTCCATGTACGAATCATCTTGTTCCGCACAGTGAATCCATTGGCTGGGTTTAAAATCAGGCGCGCCTTGCCCAGTAACCCAATATGCCGGGCTGGTAACTCGCACTCGATTATTTGGTAGCGCCACTATATTTCCTGTCCATTCACCTGCATCGGTAAGTATGAGCACATGGCTTTGTTTATGTTGAGAAGGATCTTCTGAAACTTCGCTCTCAGCGTAATCAACCGTGAACAAATACCGCCCGGTATAAAACTCGTTATTAATCTTACAAAGCCACGGAGAAGGTTGTGCCCGATCAATCTTAACAATCCCATGGTTATACGAACTGCAGTCCCAAGGTTGTGCCAGATGAGTTTGCATACGCTCAGGCCACCTATCAAGCGGTATGTCTCCAACCAAAGCGGTGATTGGCATCCTTGCCCACATTGCGCCACCGAGTACGTTTGGTTGGCTATCATCATCTTCTTCACATCCTGTAAATATGACTTGAAAACTAAGACACCTGTCAGGGATGGTCGTAACGGCAACCGCCAATCCATGTACATATTCCCCGTGATACCCTTGATGTCCATTTGTAAACTCTTTTCTAATCCAACATTTGAAATACGGAATGTTGCTTGTTAAATACAATTTTATTTACCTTTTAATAAGTTGGTCAATTTTGTCTTCAAGTTTGTTAAACCTTGCGTCCATGTGTTCAACAATGCGTTCCACTTCTGCTTTAGTGACGTTATCACGAGCTACCTCCTCACGGGTTTTATTAAGAAGAATATCAATTCGTTTTAGTTCGTTGAACTTCTCATGCATGA